AGCAATGCCTTGCTATAAATCAACAACCATGCCGGGCGGCACAACTACGGAAGGACTGGCGTCATACGCCACCGAGGCCGACTGCCTGCAAGCCTGCCGCGAAGGCGCGTGCTGCGAGGGCACGACGTGCACGGTCAAGCCGCAGTGCCAGTGCCAGGGGACGGGGAAGGTGTTCAAAGGGGTGGGGACGACGTGTGCGACAGGGGTGTGCGCCGCAAGCGGTTTGTGCGACTGCGCCGCAGGGGCTGCCCCGGACGCTTTTTTGGTAAAGATTACAAACGCTGCGCTTCAGTTGTCTCGCGGAAACACAAGCGATTTCTTCTACGACGCGATGCGCACTGGAGGATCTTGCGAATCCGACTCTGCTGTCATCGCGTGGCTAAACTCCATTGCTGTCCCGGTGACATTATTGTCGGCAGTTCAAGGTAGCGTCGTTTACTCTGGGTCAGTGACAACTCAAGGCCCGTTTTCATCTGTCCGCGTGGGCTGCCGCGTGACGGTGCCTTGCGGCGGCGCAATGGACGTTCATTTTTATTGGTGCCCAGACTCAGCTTCAGCGTCTACTTGCATGTCTTTCGTGGACAGGCAGGTGTCAATCCAAATGCCGGCCGCAGGGTTTTGTGCGTTTCAGTCTCAGTCTATGTCGGTTCAAACTCTTTTCAGCCAATACCCTGCCACGCAAAACACAAGCGCCCTAGATATAAACGGGATTGGCGTGTGGACGTGCCGGGGAACGATTCCTTCAGCATTAGCGGCGGCGAGGTTTTTCAATGGAACGGTAACGGTCCAGCGAAACCCGCTCCCATGATCACCACCCACCGCTCTAACCTTGAGGCCCGTTGCGTCGAGCGTGGCTACACGCTCGACGAGGTGCTGCCCTGTGTGGTCAGCCAGGACGGCGACGAGTGGACGATTGACACAGAGAGCGAGTTCTACCCGCGAGTGTCGCGGCTGCCGGAGCCAGCACCGATTCCGACGAGCGGCCCCGGCACGGAACTCTCCAAGCTCTTGAAACGGATCGGCATTGAGCCAACACCAACGTGCCAGTGCCGCGCGAAGCAGCAGCAGATGGACGCCTGGGGGCCAGACGAGTGCGAGCGACCGGAACGCATCGACGAAGTGGTAGCCGTCATGCGGGAGGAGGCCACTGCTCGCGGCCTGCCGTTCCTCGACGTGGCGGGCAGGCTGCTCGTGCGGCGGGCAATTGCGAACGCACGGCGAAACGCTTGACACGCCTGCTGGCTGCTATTGCACGCCATTCCAGTTCTGGCACCCTTGGGCATGCCCATCGCACGGAGGATTTATGGCCGTCGACGATATCACGCGTATGGCGATCGACATCATTCGGCAGTATCCAGAGCATCCAGCCAGATCGCTCGCGAGGCGACTGGTTGAGGCTGCCAACGGCGCCATCACGCTAGAATCCGCCCGGAGCAGGATCCGCCAGCAATTGGGCCAGGTGGGCGCCAGAAGCAGGAGGCGGCTGACTGGCCTGGAACGTCCAGCGAGATCCCCGGGCGAGGGCGTGGCGATGCCGTTGACAAAGGCCGCCGCGTGGGAGCCATACGATCCGAAGGTTGCTGGACTGTGGGGCGTGCTCTCAGACATCCATGTGCCCTACCACTCCGAGGTGGCGCTCAAGGCCGCGGTCGAGCACTTGAAGAAGCAGAAGATCGTCGGCCTGCTTTTAAATGGCGACATTGCAGACTTCTACAGCATCTCCCGCTACGTGAAGAACCCGGCTAACAGAGATTTTGGCGACGAGCTCGCCCAGGTGCGGCAGCTGCTCAAGTGGCTGCGGCAGGAGTTCCCTCTGGCGACGATGGTCTACAAGCAAGGGAACCATGAGGAGCGCTATCAGCATTGGCTATGGCAGCATGCCGCCGAGCTCTCGCTCCAGCCGGAGATGAGCCTGGATGTGTGGCTGCACTGTAACTTGCTCGACATTCGCATGGTCGGCGACCAGCTGCCGGTGATGCTCGGGAAGTTACCTGTCTTGCATGGGCACGAAAAAGGCAAGGGCATGTCGGCCCCGGTGAACCAGGCCCGTGGTGCGTTCCTGCGGCTGCACCACACGGTGCTTGAGGGCCACGGCCACCGCACCTCGGGCCACTGCGAGCCAGACATGTGGGGAGACGAGGTCTTCTGCTGGAGCACCGGATGCCTCGCTGATCTCAGGCCTGAGTACGCGCGGATCAACAAATACAACTGGGGCTTCGCCACGGTCGACGTGCACGCCGACGGCTCGTTCGACGTGGCGAACATGCGGATCACAAAAGACGGCGTGGTGCGGACGTCGTGAGGCTCACCGACGAATACATCGCGGAGGCCCGACGGCGGGCGTATCGATTCCAGGGCCAGTGGTGTGGCACCAGCGGCTCTCTGGCGGCAGACACGGCACGGATGATCATTGAGAGGAAGGAACTCATGGGAACGATTGCGGAGCTCGAGCAGGACAACGCGATCATGCGGGCCGCCATTGAATCGCGGGGCGGATGCTGCGACGGCGGGAAATGCCACGCCCCCCCTGCCCTCAATCTGCCGGCCAGTTACGCCGACTGCACGCTGACGCCGGCCCAGCCGATTCCGGAGGCCGTGTTCGATGAGCCGATCCCGGTGGGCGGCATGTCGCCGGAGCAGCTGGAGGCCGCGTGGGCGGGCGTGAAGCAGCGGCAGCACAATCTTCACGAGCGGATCCGCGACCCTTACGCCACCGATCCGCTCGAGCGACGCGTCGTCGGTGGCAGTGATAGCGAGCAGCCGCCAGCCCAAGCCGGCACGACGGCGAAGTTCGGGACAGGTGCTGTGAGGTCCGACACGTTTGAGGCGTTCAGATATGACCTCGTGTCGCCGATCGGACTTCGCGAGGTTGCTAAGGCGTGTGCCGAGGGGGCACAGAAATACTCCGACTTCAACTGGGAACGCGGCATGCCAGTGCACGACCTGCTCAATCACGCGATTGCCCACGTCTACCAGTTCCTTGCCGGCGACCGCAGCGAACCGCACCTCGGGCATGCCGCATGGAACCTGCTCGCGGCCATCCACTCGCACGAGCTCTGGCATGAGCTCAACGAGGGCCGTCTGCGTGGCCCTGGCTGCAAGGCGCCTACCTGAACAAAGGTACAATAGAGGCAGGAGCCGCCATTTGAAGCCGTCCCAGCACCGCATGGCCGACACGCTGTTTCGCAACACGGCCCGCGGGCGTGAGCCCCTGGCGCCGCCGAGCGACGAGCACGTGCATTACCAACCGCTGCGGCGTGCCGGGATCGGTGTGATCACGTCGCGGCCGCAGACGGCAGAAAACGCATGCCGCTGCTGGGCGTGCCGAATCGGCTTTAACGTCGATCACTCAAAGCTGCAGAGGTAACAGATGCCAACGCTCTCGCTATCGGGCAACAATCGCCTCACGTTCTCGATCTCAGAAGGGCAGCTGCTGGGAAGCGTCACGGGCGACGTCGAGGTGAGGACGACGCAGTCAGTTCCCGACGGCACTGGCTCCGGCCAGGCGAACGTCGCGTGGGCCACCAAGGTCACGCTGCCGGCCGGGCAGGCGTATTCCCTCGACCTCACAAACCTAGCCGCGTCGGCCTTTGGCTACGTGGGCAAGATCAATGTGGCGACGCTCAAGGACGTGATTGTCGTGAATAACGAGACGACGGCCAATCGCTACGTGCTCTACGGCGTGATCTCTGCGCAGGACACGACAGGCTACGCGGCGCGCATTAACCGAGGCGGCAGCTACCGGTGGACCGACTACCAGGACGGCATTGCCGTCAACGCTGGCAACAAAACGCTCTACATCGCGAACCCCTCTGGCGGGAGCGTGACGTTCGACATCGCGCTGGCCGGTGTTGGCACCTTCTCGGATAACGCCTAATGGTCGCAGTTGGCGACAACCTGTACGCGATCGTGACGCAGATCACTGCGTTTCTTGCGGCTGCACGCACGCAGGCCGCATCCGGCATGACGTGGCAGAAATTCGGCGAACTGCTCGTGCAGCTGCTCCACCAGGCCGTGGCCGGCCTCGACGCGATATCGGGGCTCACGGGGCCTGAGAAGAAGGCCCTGGTGCTGACGGCCGTGGCGTCGCTGTTCGACAGCGTGGCGGACCGTTGCGTGCCGCTCACCGTATATCCGTTTTGGTCAATCATCCGCCCGGCCACCCGCACGCTTGTGCTCGCGATCGCGTCCGGTGCAATCGAATCCCTCATCCCGATCACGAGGTCTGCATGATCACGCTGCTGCTGGTTGCCGGTGCACTCGCGTTTCTGTTCTGGCCGAAGGGCGGCGCCAGCCCGTCGCTGAAGATCGACAATTTTGAAGGGCTGTTCCGCGATCCTGTCGTGATCCCGGCGAAGCCCGCCCCCGCCCCGGCGGCTCGCGACGCGATCGACAGTCTGCTCGAGGTCCGCGACAGGCTCGCCGCCACCGACGCCCTCGACGAAGACTCAACGAAGGCCGTCGACGTCCTGTGGCTCGACCTCCTGCACGGGAGCAAGAAATGAGTCGAGAGAAGATTATCATCGCAGCCGCCATGCTCGCCGGTGCTGTGATCGCGGCCTACGTTGAGTACGGCCCGCGTAACTCAACGCCAGCCCCAGCCCCTGAGACGGGCTACTCGCTCCGCGGCAAGTGGATCGGCCCGCAGGCCGCCGAGGACGCGGCCGCGTTCGCCGGGCTCTGCCGGGGCACGGCCGACGCCCTCGAGCTCGACGGCACCAAGCAGCAGCCCAGGATCACGACCGGCGTGCAGATGGAGGACATCCGAATCGCAGCCGCCGAAGGGCGGTTCCTGCCGCGAAGGCTGACGCAAGACCAGCCGCACGCCGTGGCCGTGGCCGGCCGGTTCCTCGACGAGAGCGCTGGCACAAGCGGTGGCCCGCTCGACGGCGAGAGCCGGGGCCGGTGGGTGAAAGCGCTTCGGGATCTCGCCCAACTCGCGGAGGACTCGGTCCGATGAAGTTTTCCGACCTGCTTTGGGAGGCCGTCGATAACGGCCTGTTTTTGCTGCACACGATCGCCGTGCTGGTGGTCCTGCTTGCAGCAGTCGCCTGCCCGATATGGTTGAACATGATTCACGCCGAGCTAGTGGCGATCCGCGAGCAGGTGAAGCCGTGTGAGTGCCGGCGGGAAGACGGCCCCGGCCCGGTGCTGCCACGCGTGCTGCCGCGGGTGAGGCGGATTGGCGAGGGGGTAGAGGAATGAGCCACCGGCAGCGGGCGTGGACATTCTCGGCGATTGCATTCGTCGTCGTCGCCGCCATCCTCGGTGCGGTGATCGACCACTACACGCACCGGTTCCTGCGGCGTGTCGATTCGTCGTTCGGCTATACGCCCAACCCGGAGGGCGTGCGTGCGTTCCTCCGCGAACTCCAAGAGCCGACATTCGCGGAGGCTGGCGCTGACGCGATGAAGAACGCGACAGGCCGCGACACGTTTCTCTATCGTGCCGTGAACATCTCGCACCAGCGACGCTACGGAAAGCCGTGGCAGTGCTGGAACCAGGGCGACCACGGAAGCTGTGTCAGCTTCGCATTTGCCTTGGGGGAATATGCCGCGGAATGTGTCGACCACGTGGCCGGCAAGACAAAGCAGGCACCGCTGGAATGCGCGACTGAACCGGTTTACGGCGGATCCAGAACAGCGGCCAGATTACCCCCGATGGAGCGGAATCTCGGAGGGGATGGAAGCTATGGCGGCGCTGCGGCCCGCTGGCTCACTGGCAACTGCAAGGACAAGACGATCGGCGGCGTGCTCTATCGCACGAAGTACGGGCCGTTCGACCTGAGCGCCTACTCAATCCCGCTCTCAAAGACATGGGGCCGCGACGGCGTTCCGCTCGAGCTCGGCCGCGAAGCAGCGAAGCGTCGGGCGCAGTGCGTGCAAGTGCAGACGTGGCAGGAGCTTTGTGCCGCGATTGAGCGAGGCACGCCTGTGGCAATCTGCTCGCAGGTGGGCTACGGCCCAACGCCGCGAGTGCGTGACGCAGACGGCGCTCTCTCCAGAGGCTCGTCTTGGTCACACGCGATGTTGATATGGGGCGTGCGGCACAAGGCGAACGGATCGCCAGACGACATGGGGCTCATACAGAATTCGTGGTATGTGAAGTGGGTGTCCGGGCCGCGGTGGCCAGACGATCAACCAGACGGCTCCTTTTGGGCTCGCCGGCGAGACATCGAAGCGGCCCTGCAGCAGGGTGACTCGTGGGCGATCGGCACCAGCTACGAATGGCGGGATCTGCAAAACGCTGACTGGGGGCTGGCACTATGAGCATCATCTTTTGGGCGATCTTTGGGGCGATCGTTGGCGGCATCGCCCGTGCCATCCTGCCGTCGAAGCTGCCGACCGGCTGGCTACCGACGATTGCCGTGGGCGTGCTTGGCAGCATCGCCGGCGGACTGCCATTCGGAACCGGCCCGGCCGGGTTCGTGGGATCGATCATCGGGGCCGTCGTGGTTCTGTATCTGCATCGGATCTGGAGCGAATCAAATGTCTGACTTGCAGAAGAAACTCGCAGTGGCCGGCGTGATCGTCGTGGCTCTCACCTGGTGGCTGGCGACCGCTCCAGAGTCGCCCGTGCGTCCGACGCCCCCGCGGCCCGACAGGCCGGTCTTGCGGTTCTTGGCACGCGTCGCTGGCGTTGCCGCCCGGTTCGGCCTGACGGCCCTCCTGTTTGCCGAGCCAGCCCCGCAGGACGCCGATGAGGTACATCTCGCCCATGCGGTCCTCGGCCCCGACGGCCACCAGCAGCTGCGAAACGAGGTGTGGTGATGCACGCTCTCTGGCACTGGACACTCTACGTGCTGACGGCCACCAGCGCCGATCCGCAGCTGCTCGAACAGGAGCGTGCACGCACGGCCGGAGCCGTGAACGTGGCCTACGCGTCGCTCGCCACGGAGCCGGCCCCGGCCCCGAAGCAGGAGCCGGCTGTGCCCGCGGCCTGCCCGTGCAACGGCAAGGGCTATATCACGCGACCTGACGGCTCTCGGTGGGCCTGCCCGTGCAAGACCTGCCCAAGTGGGAAATGCCCACCGAGGTGATTGTGGAGCCCGTAGAGCGACTCACTGATCAGATTTCGCGTCAGCTTGGCGGAATCGCCGAGGACTGCGGCGCCGCCCGGCTTGGCGCGATCATGCGGCTGGTCATCCGGCACTGGCCCCACGAGCATCTCCGCATCATTGCCCGTGAGGGTGGGCGCAACCACGCCGACCTGGTGCACGTTGGCAAGCTGCTCGCCGCCCAGGTCCGCGAGCAGTGGGAGGCCCGGAACGGGATCTCGCCAGACTGGGAACTGGTGCTGGCAAAGGCGGCCAGCGCGTGCTGGCTGGTGCTGCTCGAGCTCTGGTTCCGCGACACGGATTTTCGGGTGACGCTCAAGGTGCTCACTCGGAAGATCGCGGAGCCGTCGTGACAAATCATCGGCACTTCTGACTGCCAGCCGACATTCCATCACGCCGCCGGCCTCTCCGGCGGCTCTTCGCCGAGGTCGAGCGGCGGCAGCAGGTCCGGTGCCGTCGGCCCATCGCGAACGATGTTCGGATCAAAATAGCTTTTACGCGTTGTGGAAGGTCGGTCGTGATCGGCCAGCCGCGTGGCGTCGCCCCCGGCTGCGTGATAGTAGCTCAGGGATGCTTTTCTAAAGCCGTGAAAGCCCCGATAGGTGACGCCGGCACGCGTGCAGAGGTGCCGCAGGCTGGACCAGATCGACGTCGGCCGGCGGTCCCATGGCCAGACGATATCCTCCGGCCGGCGCTGGCCGGCTCGCAGCATGTCGGTGGCCTGCTGGTTCAATGGCCTCACAATGTCCCTGGTCTTGCCTTTCCGGTTCTGGCCGAGGAACGTGATCTCACGGGCCTCGAGGTCGATCTGCTCCCAGCGGAGGGCGAGCATCGCGCCCAGCCTCTCGGCCGTCAGCCAGGACACGTAGATTTGTGTCGACCACCACCACGCGTTCGCGACGCCGGCGATCGGTCCCTTATATCGGTCGCTACGCGTCCTGGCGCAGCGTATAAGCTGCGCAACGTCGTCTGAGGTGTAGGCCCGCGGGACACGCTCGATCGCCCGGTACGGCGGGAGCGACGGCCACTCAACCTGTTGGCCCTTGCTGTTCACCAGCTTTTTCTTACTGGCGTAGGTCCAGATGGCGACGCACTGGGTGCGATCTTTCAAAACTGAGTTTCGCGCGGCGATCTTCCCCCGGTGGGGCGTGACCTCGCGCCACCGCAAGAACTTGCTCACGACCAAGTCGTCGAGGTCGTCAAGCGTCGGCTCGGGATCCACGCGGCCTGGCACGGTAGCCAGATAGTCGCGGAAGCGGTCGAGCGTCTGCATGTACAGCACGACGGTTCGATCCGAGAGCATGTGAAGGGG